GGTGTGCGAAGCACAGGTTGGCGCGTGTGGAGTACCGCGGCAAAGCCGCCCCGCCCAAATCGCGCTAGGGGGGTCAAAACGATTATCAAATGAGAATCATTCGCATTTCCGAGTCAATCGAGGATGAGAATGATTCTCGACAAACCATCGAAACCGCATCAAACCCTACCAGATTGTCAGTTTTTCCGCGTTTGGGCGACAATTGTCGCGTTTGGTAAAACGAGCGCAACTGCGTCAATCATGTTGCGATGCGTCAATTGTCAGCGCTTCAGCTTGTTTGATCGCCGTCCATGCTTGCGAGTCGATGTTTATTGCTACGACGGGAGCGCGATTCTCCGCCCATGATCGCGGATCGAGGCGCGCAGCAAACCATTTGCGCGTATCAACGCGCAGTCTAGGATCGTCTTTTGCCTCGTCGGCGATCGTCAGCGCCTCCTCCGCCAGCGCCGAGGCGCGCTCCTCGCGTGCGCGCGCGTACTGAGCGCTGCGCTCTGGCGCCAATAACCACCTATTTAAATGTCCCTGCTTTACTCCAATGCTTTCGGCTATAGCTCGAACACTTTCGCCAGCGCTTATACGCTCGAGAATCTCCTCCTCGCCTACTTTCTCAATAACCGCAAGCGCTGCGCGCTTTTGTGGCTGCCCCGCCATATAAACCCCTCAATGGTTGAAATTGTCCGACAAATGGTCAATCGATTAATGCGCGACCATGCTATTGTTTTGCTTGTCGCAATCAATCAAAACGGAGTCGATATCATGCGCAAGCCAAACGGATTTATTTTTTATCGCGGATTCTCGCCAATCGATCAAGCGCCAATCGTCGGTATCGCGGTTTTCGAGTCTAGTAATGTCAAAACCGGGAACATGATTCAAACGTACATTATTCGATCGGACGTTAACCCTATCAGCGCCGTCAATACTGGCAATGATAAAAGCATTTGTGGCGATTGTGTGCATCGTGGCAATGAAAGCCAAAAGCGCACATGTTACGTTGATTACTCCAAAAGCGTTAACGCAGTCTATAAAGCTTTCGAGCGCGGCTCATATCCCGATTTTTCGCACAATGTAAAGCTTGCAGCGCTTTGGCTAAAGGGTCGCAAGATTAGACTAGGCGCTTATGGCGATCCCGCCATGATTCCCGCGGAAAATTGGCTTGAATTACTCGAGCTCGCTAGTGATTGGACCGGATATACGCATCAATGGCGCGAACCATTTGCGCAAGCGCATCGCGAACTATGCATGGCAAGCGCCGATAGCCTTAGCGATCGCGACGTCGCGCGCGCTATGGGCTGGCGCACTTTTCGCGTTATCCCGATCGGATCAGCGCTCAAGCTTCAAAATGAAGCAATTTGTCCCGCCAGCCCTGAAGGTGGCGACAAAAAACAATGCATTACATGCGGGGCGTGCGATGGCGCTTTAAAGCCAAGCGCTGCATCGATCGCCATCGTCGTCCACGGAAAATCAGCAAAACAATTTGCGGAGGTTTAAACCATGCAAGCTTTAATCGATTGGACCATAGCACTAATTTTTGGCGTCGCACTTGCGTGCGCGATTTTCTTTAACCTTTAACGCCAGCATGAAAGCATGAAAGCTTAATCCAAGCCCTTCGGGGCTTTTTTTTCGCGCGCCAAGCGCTTCGCGCACTGGCGCCATTTTGCGTTATTGATCGCCAAGCGCTTCGCGCACTGGCGCACTGCGCACGCCTAAGCTTTACGCTTGGCGCTTGCATGCGCTCGTCGCAATACTTTGGAGGTATAAACCCATAGAATCGCCGACAATCGATTTTCTCGAAAGCAAATAGGGTGATAGCCATGACCTTAGAAAATCGCCTACAAGGGCGCTTTCCGAGCGCCTATGGCTGCGCCAATGCGCGCCGATCCATTGGCTTTGCATCACGTCGCATAACATCAAGAATCGTTATCGATCAAGCATCATGCTTGAACCCAATTCGCTCGCAATCGTGAATCGTTCTCATTGACCGATCACCGCCTTGCTGCTTACATCAGGCACCCCTACATGTTCCCGTAGCCAAAAACATGCAAAAACCGGGAGCCTTCCGCCAAACGTTTCAACCATGTCGCTTTGACTGACTTTCCATTACCGCCAACGCGTCCTTACTCAACGCGTAAGCCTGCTCACTGCTTCCCTTATACACCGGACCAATATCTTCTTCCGCCATCAGCGTCAACACTTCAGCACCAGGCATTGCCCGTTTAATACTCACCGCCTGCGTGAAAAATTCCTGCTGCAAGATGACCGCCACTTCATCCATCGTCCAGCAGTCGCACTCAGGTCTCATTGCCGCGTAGGCGTGGACAGTTGCCGGATCAGCGCAAATCGCAAACACGCTCCCGTCATCCCGCTGACCCTCCATAACACTTACCGCCAACGGTTGAGCGTTCATCGCCTTAGCTTCAGCCTCCAACACGTCAAACGCTCGCATCATCCCGCCACACGCTGACCTATACGCCTCAACATCTCTCGCTTTCCGCGCATCTCTACACCGCCACAACTGCTTCCAAAACCTTAACCGCGTTTCCTCGCTCACGAGTTCCGCCAAACGATCTAATCCCCAAACCTTATCCGCCTCACGCTTTCGCTTCATCACACTGACCGCCACACTATTCATCGCCAACACGATCTGGTCATCCTCTTCAAAAGGATTCTTCAACCGATCCTGTGATCCGCCATACAAACCATCTCTTACCTTTCCGCGCTTATCTTTTGCCGCCATAACCCAAATCCTTTCTCTTTACATCACACATCACACATCAAACGTCCGAAACATTTCACCGTCCGAATGTGTGTCTTTCAGACACACACACATTTCGGACGCTATGAAATTTTGTTCGATGGCGTTTTCGGACAGCTCAGGACGCATTTTCGGACGCTTAAAGGACAAAACATCAACTTTAGGACACCCTAATTCGGACGCTAAAACATCACTTTCGGACATTCGGACGCTTAACATCAAAATCCTTCCTGATTAATCGGCTTGATCCACACCAAATCGTTTCTTATGGCGGCAAACTCAAGCTCAACTAACTTGTCCTTCACTTCCTTCCAACGCTTCCTTTTATCGCTTTCCTCCACATCGTTCCCTAACCTGGCGTATACCTCATCCCGCCAACGCTCTAACGTCACCACGCGATGGCGTTCACCCTGAACGATCTGGTATTGCCCTTCCGTCTTCACAATATGGCGTAACGCTTCCCTACCCATCGATTGATGCTTGCCGCGTCCTGCGTTTGGCTTTGCGTTTTGTGGCGGTCTAAAGCCAACACCATCGGGTAAATCACCCTCGAAAGGTTTGACTACCAGCGTATTGGCTAAGTCATCCTCAAACCCCAGGTTTAGCTTGGCGGCTGACGTTTCATGCGTTTCGTGCAATTCATGTTGATCAAAGTTCACTGTCTCCATGGAGAAATGAATCTCCACACCATCCTTGCCATCCTTCTGCTTGGTCACTTTAAGCGTGCCTGACATTTGATCGGTATGGCGGGTAATCTCAATCTGCGTATCTACAGCACCTAAAAAGCTAGAGTGACCCCGTAGACCTAATGAGGCATCCTTACCTGAATGGTGGACAACCAAGAGCGCTGCGCCCGTGGCTTCCTGCAAGCGTCCACAGTTACTGATGAAACTTCCCATGTCCTCGGACGCGTTCTCGTTGCCGCCGCCAAAAGCGCGGGCTAAGGTATCAATAATGATCAATTTCGGACGCTGGATTTCGGACGCTCTGATGGCGGCTATCAAGTCAGCAAAATCCTGATCCGATGACCTTAAGTTAACTTGCGACCTAATCACGCCAACGGGTATGTCCTTAAGCTCATACGCATGGCGGATACCAGAAATCCTTGTCCCGATACCGCCATGCCCTTCCCCTGCGATGTATAAGACTTCACCGGCTTGCGGCACTTCGTGCGCTAGCCACGAATCCCCACTGGCGATCATGGCGGCTAAGTGCAACGCGATGAACGATTTGAACGTGCCAGGCGGGCCGTACAGCGCCATGAATCCCTTCTCCGGCACGATCCTATCCACCAACCACTTAACCGGCTCATCCTTGGCGTCACGCCACATCTCAACGCGGTAACGCTGCGCTTCCTGCGCCTCGATGACTTCAGCAAACGGTTCACGCTCAGGAACAACGGATTCCGGTTCCGTTTCTGCGCTCTCATCAATCACCAATCGCTGTGGCGGTGTAATTAGCTCGAAATCGTCAATCACGCTGGCTTCCGCCACGCGTTTAACGAACTCCTCAAACGTGAACCCGCGTCCGATAAACTCCTCAGCGTCATCACCAATGGCTGACTCGTCATCGGCTAAGTCCACCACTTTGATTGCTTGCGCTACGCCAAACAAGTCACGCACAACGCGCCTGGCGTACTTCCAACCAGGTCTGTCGTTATCCGGCAGCACAACCACCAGGCGACCATGAAACCATGGTGTGATGGCGGCAGGCCACTCGCTCGAGCCCGCGTGCGCCGATATAGCGACCACATCGAACATGCCAACCAAAAACTCTGCGGCCTTTTCGCCCTCGGTTACAAATACCGGCGCCGTGGGCCTGGCAATCATGAGCGGTAAGCCAAACGGTATGGGCGTCCAGTTTCTAATCGTTGGCACCCGCTCGCCATTGATAAGGTGGTACTGGCGGTACGTCTTACCACCACCTTCAACGTCATACCTTACTTTTTGCGCTGTAACTTCACCGTTCTCATCGATGTAGTCCCACGCCATCACTTCTTTCATCGTTGGCGGCACTATGGGCCTAATACCCGATAAAGGGTCACGCGCAACCAGCGGGCGGTTCCAGTTCAACGAATTAGGCAAGTGCGGCTTGATGGCGGCAAACACATCCTCCTGATCGCACCCGCCAAAGCACTTAAAGAGAAACTTCTCACCGAGTTGCGTAATTGCAAGCGATGGATGCCGATCACCTTTGCCATTGCCATGCCCGGGCACCGGGCAAGACGCAAGCCACCCCCTCTTGTAACGCTTGGCGTTACCAAGCGCTGCGGCTAATAGTTCTGCGTTCATCTTGGCGCCGCCGGATTTCCTTGCAGCACAATGCCTTCATGCACCGGCCCTTTGAAGTCATGGCGGACAATCGACCCCGCTGAAATCTTCACGCGGTTAGCTATTTGCTTACCCGGTAATACATAAGACCCAATGCCCATGATCACCGCCACGCCAATCACGCAATCGCCGCACACTTCCGTATTGGGAAACATCGTTGTCCATCCATGAATCACCGAGTCATGCCCAACCGTTGCATTGGTATTCATAAACACAAAATCGTTGATCCAGGCATCCGCCGTAACGATCACTTGCGGCGCTAAAACGCAACCCTCGCCAATCTTCGCGTAAGGCGATACCGTGGCTGTGCTGTGTATGTACGTCCCCCATCTTTCTTCGTTTTTAACAACAATGGCTTGCTTTGCATCAGGGTCCGCCACAGCAAGCAAGAATTCAGCGCCAGGAAACGCGCCCTCTCTGATGCTTTCCACCACGGGATACTTGGCGGCATAACGCTTATTGTTAAACGGTTGCGTTGAAACAACACACACAATCTCGTGCGTTCCTTCTTCCTCGATGTAGCCAATCAACTCCTTGGCAAGCCCTCCTGATCCAAATATGACGTATTGGCCTTTGGCTTTGGCCTTTTGATACATGTTGTGATCGCCGCTCATGCGTTCTCCTGATTTAGCTTGGTTCTTTCAGTCGTAGCCCCGTTACGATATTCATCACCCCCAAACGCGTAAATTGGAAACTTGGACAAATCCGGGTAGCTCATCTCAATATCCTCCATCACTTTTGGCGAGCCATCACGATCCCAAAACTGATTCATGAGCAACAGACCACGCGCTGCCACGTCCGGCATCATGTAAAAGTTCCATCCAATCATGTCGAAATAATCGTCGTGATAGGAACACTCTCGGCGCCCGCTGAAACGCGCCCGCTTGAACCACAGCATGGCGGCATAGTCATCGGTAAGAATCGCACCGCCCTTGCCTAGCTTTAAGTGCTTATAAGGCCCGGTAAACGACACGCACATGTGCGAGCCTTTGATGTACATGTTGGAGGTAAACGAAAGCGCAGCATCCCACACACGCGTGGGTGCTAATTGATACGCGCCCTTAATCGCCCTGCCTTCAACCGGATAAAAGTCGACCTTCGCACCGGCATGAATCACTTCGCAAGGCACGCCTGGGTAAGTTCTAGCTGGCAACCTGATCGTCGTTCCCGCCACGCGTTCATAGGTAAGCGCCAGAAACAAAGCGTTGCAGCAGTTATCGACCGCCACACAGTATGGTGCGCCTGTGTACTCAGCAACCTTTTCTTCAAACGCTTCCGTGATTTTGTAAACGCCATCTGCCATATCATCCCCTTAAGAGTCAAAAAATCCCGGCCTAAAAAGACCGGGTTTTGTAAGTCAGTGACTTCTTAAAACTCTTCACCCTTCAATGGCGCAGGGGCCACCGGTTCCGGCGCAGCAACGGGCGCACTGCCTGGATCATCCGTGGGCCTTGGCGCCCAACCCGTGATATTCCACTTAGGCTTGCGCGTGTTGCCTTTGCCAACTTTCATGGCCTCGGCGCCTTGGTATTCAATGATCGGCAGCTTGCCAGCGTTCGCGTTGCGATCCTTGGCGGCTGCCGTGTAAAGCGCCTCCAAACCCATGTTCGGTCCTGCGCCATTGCTTGACCACTCAACCCATCCCATCTCGCGGCTGAAGAAACGAACAACGAATCCGCGCTTATGCGCATCGCTTGGCTTTGGGCCTTGCCTACCTAACTCTTGATCCGGTTGCCAATCGCGCACACCGGCTTCAAGCAACAACCAACCCGTTTGCACGTTATCAATGTCAAACAACATTTTTTTTAGTTGGATTTCCTGACCCGTCTTATCGCTCCACATATTCATGGATGGCGAGAAACGAATGTAGGGAAGTCCTGATCCACCACCTGTAAGTCCTAGCATGTCAAAGTTTCCTATTTCAAAGTGAGGTCAAGTTTGGCGCGGGTTTGCGCCCAAGTGTAAGTCCACTTGATTCAGCGGTGACCTTATCCGCGAATGCTTGATATACATCTGGAAATTTTTTCTCTAGTTGCGCTGGCGTGATCGGTACGGTTTTTACGGCACCCTTATGCGCACTGAGTAATCCCGCCATCAGCTCATCGCTTTGCCATTTGCGCGTTGCGCGTTTCGGTATAAGCGTCCAATCCTGCAACTCACGCCCTGCTTGCAGCGCGTTTGTTACGCGCTCTTTGATGGCATCAATCGTGTGTAGCGCATCGTCTGCCACATTCATCATCGCGTTCAACGCTTCATTAGTCGCTTCATCAATTTGCTTTGGCGTAACGCCAGCGAACGATTCAACACGCGCTATTTTTGCCGGGCACTTTGACCTGGCCTGGCACCAGCGGCAATGCTCACCTTCATTGGTTGGTGGGAATGGTGCCAGCGTATCGCGCAGCGCCGGCTCAAACACATTGGCGGACCAATCAATAAGTTCGGCTTTGGTCATAAACGCCAAACTGATCTGCGGTTCTTGCGTTGGCTGAATAATCGCAAGCGTAATATTCTTCACGCTTGCCGGTGCCTTTTGCAATGCGCCTAACGCGTAAATCTTAAGTTGCGGACCTTCAACGTCCACCTTAATGCGACCTGTTTTAAGGTCTCCAACAACCAAGTCAACATCGTTAAAGCAAATAAGATCGGCAGTCCCATACACATCAGCACCAGCGTAATTAGGAATCCTAAGACGCTCCTCGATGAGGCAAGCACTTTCCATGCGCATTTCCAGTTCGCCCGCAAAGTCCGTATAGACCTCGGCCCAAGACGCCATCTCTTCGCTAATCTCAACACCTTCAAATTCCTTTCCAACAAATGTATGCGGCGCTGATCCTGTCAGCATCACTGTTTCCGCCAATGCGTGTACCGCTGTTCCAATCTTTGCGGCGTCTCCGGCTTCGCGTGGCGGCACACCTCGTGAGAGTTTGATTGATGCCGGGCACGCTATCCATCGCTCGGCGGCTGATGGTGACCACTCTGAGTGTACGTTCATGTCTTGTTCCTTTTCTGTTTAAGTTTTAATTTTTTGCGTGCTAACTTGCGCTCTTCGTAATGCAAGATGCGATGGCAGTTTGAGCACACGGCGATGCACTTCTTAATTTCTTCAAACGCTTTCGCGATAGCACCATCTTTAACAAGTTGATTGACGCTGTACTTTGGCGGCGAACGATCAACATGGTGGAAGTCAATAACGGCTTCATGTTGAATGCCACATCGTTCGCATGAAAGCGTAGACTTAAACACTTGCCACTTTTTGCGCAACAAGCGTCTTGATGCGAGCACTGCCTTGATTGTTTTTTCGCGGTTGTTTTCGTAATGACGCTTGGCGTAAATCTTTTGCTTGGTTGCTTTAACCTTCGGGTCTTTGTACGGCAAGCGTTTTCCTCCAGTACAACGTGTTTGGCAACCCCCAAGGGTGTTCCGGATCGAACATTCTGAACCCCGTGGCAATCAACGCATTGGCTGATGCCACATTGTCTGTTGTATCGGTAATAGCCTCCGTCAACCCTAAGTCCTTGGCGAACTTTAAGCGCTCTCGGATCAACTTCTTTTGCAGCCCCCGGCCACGAAACGCTTCCAGCGTACCGGCCCTGGCTAAGTAAACGGCCTGCGGCGTTTTGCTGGATTGCAGCATCGCTGCGAATCCGGCTAACCGTCCGTCGCAATAAGCCACCCACCACCAACCGTTTTTTGGACTCAATACCGTGTCCAGCGGCAAGCATTCTTTTTGCATGAACCGAATGGCTTGCTCCGTCGAGTGCGACATGTTGTTGACGTGGCGGATTTTGAACATTGAACATTCCAAAGCCTCCGCATTGTGCTATAAAAATCATGTCAAATCAACGTCAAGGGTCCATGACCGAGGCCATAGATAGCAAGTTTTGTCCATCTTCAATTGCGCGTGCCGTTCACGCAGCCAAGTTGTCGTGCGCTCAATGCCACCAGGCGCTACCCAGTAATGCCGCTTGCTGTAATGCGGTACATAGGGCAGGCCTTGCAGCTCAAACATAGGCACCAGTTCGCGGTCTGCCAATTTGTTCGTATCAATCATTCCATTTATCCAGATAACGTTTTGCACTTTCATTCCAAGCCTCACCCATCACGCCTTGCGAGTGATGGATCACGGAAATCGATGACACATAGATTGACAGTTCCTTAGCTGTAAATTGGCGGCAAATGTCCATGTCGTAATGATGGAAGGTGAATTGCTCATCAAATCTTATATCGTTGTCATGGAAGGTTTTTGAGTAAGCCGCCATGAACAAACCATCAATCAATTTCACTTCACGATTTGGCGATGCAAACACATCCCAACTCGTTAGATATTCACCGTTGCCACGCGCTACGCAACCGGCCCATGATTGGCGATCTGACAACGTACCTTCAGTGTCCGTAATGGCCCATGATGTTTGGCCTGGTGATGGTTGACAGTTGCCCGCTAAACCAACCAAGTGATGGTCATCGAGTGACGCGCCTAAGCGCATGTACCAATACCAATCAACAATCTCAACATCGTCATGCACAAATACAAGCAACGCCGGATCGTTCTTGGCGGCTTCAATGGCTTCGTTATAACGTTGGCAAAGTCCAGCAGTATTGTTTGTGAACAACTGCGCTTCGATAAACGAAAGATGCGAAAAGCGCTGAATCGTTACGCCTAACGGCGTTCCTGCGAAGTCCTTCCTATTGTGGCGAGTACACGCCACGATTCTTATCGGAATCATTCGAGCCCCCATTTTTCAACGTAATTTGGCCTGTTCTCTTTAAGCCATGGCATTGATTGTTCAAGATTTGATTGCATGTCAACACCAATCGTCATCGAACCAACGTGGTGTATGTAGCTTCGGCTAATCCAATGCTTAAAGCCAATCTCTGCAAGATCGGCGCACATCACATCATCGCTAAACCAATTTAGTGGTGGAAATTGAACTTGCTCAAACGCGCCACGCGGCAACCATGCAAACAAAGGCGATACAACAGCAACTTTCCTGACCGCTCCTTCGCTCTTCCATCGCATACCAACAAACTGATCACGATCGCCTATCGGAACGCGAATGTTTTGGTTTGGCCTTACATAGTCGGAACGCGCTGCAACAAGACCCAATTTGTGACCGCAAAGTTTTCCAAGCGCCTGAACATCTTCCATCAGCAATCGATACGAATAAGGCGTAAGCACAATGTCATCATTGGCGATGATTACACCTTCGTCATCCTTGGACATAAAGCGCTCAATCGCTCGGTTGTAGTCATCACCAAACGTTGGCCCTTTCCCGTTCTCGACGCAAAGGTCAACTTCTGGCGCATAAGCGTCAACGCTTGCCGCCAAAACGTGTAACGATCCCTTGTCAGGCTTGATCGTTGACACAATCATTTTCATGCCCATTCGCCAATCCTTTTTAGGCACTCAAGTGCGCGACGTCGAACAACTGAATCGTTAAAACGTCCATAACTTTCTAAACCTTTGAGCGTTTCAACACAGTCGGCCAAATTCTCAAGAGCGACGTTTAGTCGCTTTTCGAGTTCGCTTACTTCAGCGCTGGCTTTTGGTGTTCTACCTTTTTTTGATGCTATTGCCTCGAATCCAAACGTTTCGTCTGCCTGTTCTGAGCGGGCATTCTCTTCCCTGGTTACAGTTCCCGTTGCAACAATCGTCACTTTTTGTTCCATTGCGATCCCTTTCAGGTTGGCGAGACAATGCCCGCCATAAAGCGTTGAGTGAAAAGTTTTTAACAAAAGGCATCTTCATCGCTGCAACAGGTAACGTGCAATCTGTCCAAGCATTAAGACACCGCCAAAGTAAAGCGAACCAAGCAAAAGCAATTTGGCTTGCCTGTCGCGGATTGCATAAGCCGGTACGCGCTTAAACGTAAAGACAGACTGAATCCACAATTGATCATCCGCCAAATAGTTTGGCTTTGGCGGTTCATAGGAAGATCCAATCTTTGGCCGATCTACGACAACCACGGTTTCACCATTGACTTGCACTAGCATCACATGATCCTTTGCAAGACGGTCATGGCTTGACCACGCACCTGATCAGTCACTTGACCGCCAAGACGTTCAACGTCGGTTAACTCGCCAATGAATTGCCTGGCGGTGCGTAACTTGCGATCTGAATCGGCTGCGATTTGGCGGGTATACGCCAGCAACTCCTTCAGGTTCTCCACTTCCTGTGTACCCATCGTTTTAACTCCTATTGCATCGAACCATATAAAGCAATCAGCGCAGCGTCAGCACGTCCGTTATCCTTAACACGGCTAAACGCTGAACTCATTTCGGGAAACATTTGCATCGCCAGGGCGCGTGCGCCTTCTTTGCCGCCTGTTAGTCGCACAGCGCGTTGCCATGTCAGTGGCGGTACAAAGTGATAGCGAATCTTGAGACTTGCCAATACACCTTCCACGTTACCAAGCGAGCGTCCGAAGTTAAACATGGACGTTACACCTTGACCTGGCATGGCGGACACTTGCTCAATGAAGCATTCGCACTCATGGTCAATTAAGAATGCCGCTAACTCCGTATGGAGTTCGTGCGGCGCAACAAAGCGTTTCACTGACTTGCCAACCTTACGTTCAACCGTTGGCATGTCAAAGACGCTTACAAGTTTCTGACCTTGAACGGCTGCGATAGCGCCGCTCAAACCTGGATCAATACCGAGAATGATTTTCATGGTTTGCAATCATGCACCATGTTTACGAAATGGCTGGCGCATTTCTGACAAACGGCCAAAAAAAAGCCGCCAACGGTAGGCGGCTAAGATCTCAGGGGGAGAATGACAACAGAAAAAGGAGACAGCGGATAGATTTTACGCTATTGCAGCAATCCTGCAAGACGTTTCTCTTCGTCAGTCATGGTGTCGGCTGTACCCATCACATCAAGCCTAAACGGTTGCTCTGGCGCGGCGGCTTGCCCGGCCAACTGGCCGAGTGCCCCGCCGACCATCGGACGCGTCGTTGCTCGAGCAACTTCACCGCGGGCCATGGCCTCTTGTTGCGTGGCTAATCGCCGCATTAAAGCATCAAGACTTTGTGGTGTTAGCGGCGTTAGCAACTCGCGCCCAAGTATTTCCGCCACATCGCCAACGTTTCCTGCGCCGCGTTGCATGGCCTGCCCAAGCAACTGTGACGCAATAGGTTGTAAATTACCTTGGATAATGGCTGATCCAACAGCCGCACCCGTTGGGCCTGCCTGTTCGGCCATTTCCGCGGCCAGAGGCGCTGTGCGCGATCCGGCCAGGATTCTGTTGCGCACTTCAGTAAATCGCGCTTCTTCGCCAAGTTGATTACGGAACGTGTCAAATGATTGTGTGTCAGGAAACGCGGCACGCAAGCGGCCAAGCGTTTGCGTGTTATCAAACAAACGTGTTACGTCTCGAGCGGTTCCAAACTCTCTAGTAATGCGATCGGCTTGTATCTTGGCGGCATCAACAACACCAGCGCGGAACATATTGCGTTCCATGTCGGTAAGTTTGTTGAAGTCTGCCGCCACTTCACGCCAGTCGTTCTCAGGCATTGTGAATACTTTTCTGCCTTGATCGATGGCGTCTTTAAGCGCAGCATCACCGGCGAACGCAGCTCGAGCGTCCTTGTACTTTGGCACTAAAGTGTCCAGGCGATCAAGAAAATCGTTCTTGGCGTTACGAATAATCCTAGCCTCTGTGGAGGCAAACCCTTCTTTCGTTTGCTTGGCATTGATTACGTCATCAAGACCGCGCTTAACCCAATCAAGAATCTTTACATTTGGCAAATCTTCCAGTTCGCCATAAACAGGCAGGCCATCTTCATCGTAGATTGGACGCCCATTACCATCAGTCTTAAAGCGATAAATTTGCGGCAGTGACTCACCTTCATTGGAGGCCATGCTAACCGCCCGAGCGTAAGCCTTCTTAAAGGCCGGGCGATCTAAATAAGAAAGCAATTCTTTATCGTTCAACACGCCAACTGGCGTATCGTAGGCTTCGGCATAAAGCGGAGCTGCTTTGCGTTTTTGCTGCTCAGTCAAATCACGCAATAGCATATTGGTGTTTTGCAAGCGCTCTTGCGCGGCAGCCGCCAAGTCCGCAATGACACGATCAGATTGCGTACGAACACGTTCTTGCAAAAACTCGCCCCGCGGTCCTTTGGCGGCACCAGGCGTATTAACAGCACCAGCGGCACGCGACAATAGTGATTCGCCGCCAATGTCAGCAAGTGTCGTTTGTTTTCCTGGTGTTGCCTGCATCAATCTGCGCTGCAATTCGGCTGGCGTAAGTTGGTCGCGTTCCATACCTTGAATGATAAGTTGCGCCGCTTTTTGTTGCGCAGCAGCACCGCTTCTTCCTAATATGTCACGCGCCTTGCCAACGCCATAGCCTGCAAGTCCCATGGCAGGCGGTATGGCGGCACCAACACCAGCACCAAGACCAGCACCTATAGCCGCACCTTGAAGCGTATTAACTGCACCGCCTTCGGCTTGCCCTGCGCCACCCAACGCGCCACCGGCAGCACCCATCAGCGCACCGCGGCCAACTTGTGCGCCAATGTTTGTGCCTTGTAACGCGGTTGGTAGTGCGCTTGTAACGGCCTGTGCGCCTCGGGTTACTGCACCGGCAAGTTGGGGAGCGCGTGCGGCAACGGCTGGCACAGCAGCACCCATCGTTACAGCAGCAGGCAATAAAGCACCAGCAAGTTCACTACTTGCCGCGGCCACTGGACTGCGCTTTTGGTATTCCTTGATGCCTTCGCGCACTGCTTCAACGTTGTCTTGGTATGAGCCTTTTGTAAACGCCGCTTTAACCGCAGCCTCAATCTCATCGGAAAAGCCAAACGTTAAGCCTTGCATGAACGTGCGAAACGCGCCTGCTTCAACTTCGCCAACGCCTCGACGTTGCCTCGCCATAGCGCCAAGGTAACGCGATGGCGTATAACCTTCTAAGCGCAAGTAAGCCTCCATGTCCGACTGCGGAGCGCCTTGCTCAAACATCTTGCGCATGTTGGCGGAAACCCGCTCAAGGTTCGTCATTACTTATCTCCTTGGCGTAAGACCGTATTGATTCATGATACTTGGTGCGCCTGGTATGGGGACAGAGTCTGACAATGATGGATACTTAAGACCTTGCCCCGAATATTGCAATTCACGTTCCTTTTCAATCCTTCTTATTTCTTCAGCCAAAAGTCTTAGCTTGACTTTAGCAGCGTCTGGATTATCTGTAGGCAAAGGAATGAACGGTTTTAGCCTCGATGATTCGCCAACAGTAACGGTTGCCCCAGATGTATCTTTAATCTGTAAACTTCCAATTCTTGCCACACGCGCACGCGCTTCAATCTCTTCGTCTTTAGATAGCGGGTCTCTAATTGATTGAGGAATGTTTCCAACTACAGGACCGATAGCTCTAGGGTTGTCTGTGATTGACTTTATCGCTAGGTCAATGCTTTCAACTGCATTTTTATTCTTAATAAACTCTTCCGTTAGCGCAGGCGTAAGGGTTTGTCCTTTACCCATTAATGGCTGACCCATTGTGTCGCCAATCGTTGGCCCAACAATTTGCCTTGTTGGTTGCGTCATGGTCTTTGATGTATAGAACATTCTTCCGGCGGCATCCGTAACCAGGTCAACGTCTCCTTGTGCTGCACGCAACGCTGACAAATCAACTTCCCGCCCTCTAAGTCCAAGCTCACGTTCTCTAAAAATATTTTGCTGCGCTGTTTGCCGTTGATCAAATGCAAACTTGCGCTCATTCAAATCTTGTGCGCTTAAAGCTCTCAAGTTTGTTGCCACCTCGCCTGGCGTCATTTCAACATCGTAGGTGCCAATTGTTTTTCCGGTGTTCTTATCACGAATAAGAATCTTGTTTCCTGTCTTAATTTGCTCTTCGTTAGGTTGTGGCGCTACATCAAGCACTTTAATACCGCCACGCTTGCCAACTACATAGCTAACAGGCCTTCCGCCAATCATGCCCGTGTTGGTTCCTGTGCCGTACTCTTCAGGCTTAACATTTTCACCAATGTACTTGACTGCTTCTGCATAAGGCATTTGCGACGCAATCAATCGCTGCTCTGGCGTAAGGCTTGCAAAAGGTCTTGCCGATTCAACGGCTTTTTCTTGCGCTCGAGCCGCGGTAACCGTTGGACCCATACCTTCAGCGCCCATGGCGGCAGCGCCAGCCTGAAACCGTTGCGCCTCAGTTGGTTGCGCTGTTAATGCTTGGCGTAATGCTTGTTCACGAAGTTGTTGCTGCTGCATTTGAGCCAATTGCATCTGAAACAACTGCCTTTGCAACCCTTGTTGCTGCACACCTTGCAAGCCTTCAGCCAATGTACCGCCACGCGCAACGGTTGAGCCTAATTGCGCAAGCGTTAGTAATCGCTGCCTGCGGCGCTCTTCCTCATCCATTGGCATGGCGGGCAAGCCAGGGTATTGCTGCAACCGATCAAGTCCTGATCCAAAACGATCAAGCAAGCCTGGCGCATAACCTTGTGATGCAGCTTCAGGCGAGTTCGGCACTTGCTGACCGCTGTAGCTTCCGCTGCCCGTAAAAAAGTCTAGTAAAGACGCCATGCTTATCCCCTTGTCCTGCGGTCAAGTTCCTTTACAGCCTCAACCAGTAACCCTGTCACTTTCGGGTAATTCACTGCCATCATGCCGTTATCGCCTTGCGCTACAGCATCAGGCATGACACGGCGAACGTCTTGCGCCATCACACCACCAGTTCGTTGATCATCGCCCTTGTAGTTGTAGTCATAACCAGTAAGTTTCCCAATTTGGGAGAGCGGCGAATCCATGCGATCAATGTTTTCCTTCATGCGCTTGTCTGACCCAAACAAGTAAGCCAATGACGCCAATGTGCTAACGCCCTGGCCGATCTGCTGACCTGGTGACATGCGCTGCGATGTGACTTGCTCGTTTTGCGCAGGAAACTGACCAAGACCAGCTTGAAGAATGCCAAGTTGCTGCAACGGATATTGCTGTTGGCGTAAAAAGTCTTGATACGCCAAATCAAGTTGCTGTTGTTGCAAGCCTTGCTCAATGCCGCCAACTTGCATAAGTTGTTGCGCTTGTGCTTGGCGTAAAGCATCTTCAGCGCCACCGGCACTAAGCAATTGCTGTGCTTGTTGTTGGCGGATTGCTTGTTGCTGTGCGCCTAACCCTGCCAGTTGCGCAGCCTGCGCCTGGCGAGCCGCAACGTCTTGCTGCGCAAGTTGCGCCGCCTGACCAAACCCTTGATAAGCTAAATTGCCAGCCGTTTGGCCTGCGGCCATGAGTGCTGCTTGATTCGTTAAGCCTTCAACAATGCCCTGGCGCGATCCGCCAAAGGCGCGGGCGCGAGTGGCGGCGGCTAAATTGCCAAGTTGCTGCTGTTGGCGCTGCGTTTCAATGTTTTGCAGCGCCGTGTTGATCACTTGCGTTTGGAATGGATTCACAAACTGACCAATGTTTTGCGCAATGCCGGTCGGTTGCATCGCCAACGACGTTGCGTAATCAACCGTTGCGGTTCCAGGACCAACTTGCCCGGCTTGCGCTAACTGCTGTAAGCCAAGTGTTGTGGCGGAAGTTGGTTCAACTTGCGCAAGACGCTGTAATCCGGCGAGTGTTGCTTGTGTAGGCGCCGCGATACGCGGGCCTTGGTATGGCGTATAAGGTTGATTGGCGATTTGTTGCGCTCTGCCATATACGTCGAGCGCTGCCGTCTTAAACTCTGGATCAAGTTCAACGCGAGTTGTTTGACCGCCGCCGCTTTTGCTCATAGTGATAACTCCTTGGACATGACCGTCCAGCATTCCTTGTAATCTTCATCCGCCAAAAACGAACGAATCCAACCTCGTCTTCCGGATAATGTAATCATGTTGCATTGGATATGACGCGCCCACGATTCAATAATAGGGCGCATGGCTGAGAGTTCTTCCAGTTTGCCGCCAGCTAGAAAGTAATGAAGCGATTTCTTTTGCGGGTAAACGTGGACCTCAGTAATGACTGCTGATTGCTGACCAGGCCAAAATTGCATCGCCCTGTCAATAACCGCTTTGCGTATGTCTTCAATGGTATGCGTTCCATGGCTAAAGCGCAACGCCGCTTCGAGGTATGGAGAACATCGATCCCAATGCGCTAAATCATTCACGCTGCGCCAAATCCGAGTAATGTTTGGCCCGCCACGGAAGGAAAACCGCCAGCCAATAATCCTTGGCTAAACGCGCCTGGAGCAGTGCCTAGCATTGCCATAGGCTGCGCTCGTTGAGCGGACGCCACACGCGCAAGCTCTAGCAGGTCTTCATTCTTTTGCTGACCAACGCCTGTGTTGATAACGCTCAACGCTTGATCGTAATTCAATCCGCTATTGAGCAAATCATTGAAGTAAGACGCTTTGCCTTCAGCGTCACGCGTTTGCAGTTCAGGCGCCATCCGTACAGTCTGACCGAGTTGGCGGAGAAAGTTGAATTGTTGCGGCGTTTGAAAGCCAATCGATGATCCAACTATGTTTTGAATCTCCTGGTCACTGTAACCCTGGCCGCGCAACTGGTTATAAAACGCAGCTTTATCAAGTGCTGTTTTAGTAGACACGTCGCGCACTTGATTCATCAACGCTTGGTTTGCCGCCAGCAATCCAGCCGTTGGCGACTCATTGGCAAGCAATCCACGATTGACCATACCGGTCACAATGTTTGCAGTTGGCGCTGCCGCCTGCATGGCGGCAAGATTTGCCGCTTGCGTTTGCCGTACTTCGGATGCCGTTGGGATATCGCTAAAAAGCCCTTGCTCCTGGCCGTAACCATAGCCGAGCAAACCCGTTGGTGCTAACCCTGCGCGTGCTTCGTAGTCGCCAAGTGGCGCAATGTTGTATTGCATTTCGCCTGACTCAAGTCGAGTTGCGCCAGTGCGCTCGGTCGTGCTGCGTCCCGTTCTTGGAATGGGAATGCCAAGTTGCTCAAATGACGTGGCCTCAACTGGTGTTGGGTCGAGCCTTACAATTTCACCACGAATCTGCGCTGGCGAGTAACCCTGCTTGAGCAAAGTTTGCACATAGCCTTTTTTCGTTTCAAGCGATGCGTCACGATTCCAATCAAGGCCAAAAATCTTCAGTGTGCGCGACTCTGTTGGCTTTGCCGTTGTTGTCGTTGTAGTTGTTGCGCCACTTGTTGCCCCGCCAGCGGTTGCTCCTCCAGCATTTGTTTCTGGAAACGCTAACCCAAGTAAATTGAAATTTGATTCGGTTAGCGCCGCTTTATTTGGCTCAAGTCTTGAAATCTCAGCGCGAATGTCGGCAATGTCATATCCTGAATTGATCATATCCTGGACAAGATTTTGCTTTGCACCTAGTGATGCGGTTGTGTCCCACTTAAAAGTTTCAAATGGATATAGGATTGCCATCTCAGATTCCTTACATGGTAGTGGCGCTTAAGACGCCAGCGTTTGACACCGCCAGTGAGTAACGCGTGCCATTAGGCGAACGAATGATGATCAGTTCATCCTGACCCATTTCGATGTTAGCGTTCTTCTTGCGGTTTAATGCGTCAGCCAATTCCAAAGCACGCCGAAACGATTGCTCCTCGATTTGGTTGTATTCAACACCAGGGCGCGGTAGTTTCATCGCTTGCTGCCTTGCCTGGCGTTGAATCGCATGATGCCAACTCGCCAATCGGTATTGTTATTGCCATTGACGCGGACCTTCATTTGCCTGCCCTGTAAGCGCACTGACGTTGGGTTGGCTAACGAATACGGACCATGCGTTGTTTCTGTAGCGGTAGGATACAAGCGCGTTTTGAACGTTGCCGTAACGTCGCCAAGTGTTAAATCATCCGGTATGAGTTGATCCGCCACAAGCAAATTGTCGCCCATGCCAATTTGATATGGCCCCGATTCAGCGTATGGTGCGCTGCCATCATAGTTCCATCCGGCCTCATGCTCATAAACATAACCATCAACGGAACACATCAATGGCGATGTGAATACGCCTTGACCTGTACCGACAGTGCGTGCAAGCGTTCCGATTGTCCAATGATTTTCTCTGTAATTCCACACCACATAACTGTCAATTTCGTTTGATTCGGATGACGGGTAAAACCAAATGATTTCGGCAAATTTTGAGTTGTGAATTGCGTTGACTTTGCTGATTTGCCCGCGATTGATGTTGCTAAATACATAGTCAGAAACATCAGAGGAGAGCGGTTTGACGTAACCGTCATAAACCCAAAACCCGGATGATCCCATCCAAACGGCAAACGTGTCGGCAGCGGCAACGCTCAACACGCCCACAGCGCCACACCCTGTCCCTACTTTTTCAAACCCATAGACGTATGGCGGACCTTGGTACTGCGCCAAGTGGGCATCCACATCCGTCAAGATTAATACGCCACCGCGAACGCGCCTAGCGCAAATAATTGATCCTGGCGTTGAAAGGATAAAGTCACCGGCCTGGTTCGTTGCTGCTGGCGTCCATACGGTGTTGTCTTCCTGGTCGGACCATTGCACTTTGCGCGGATCGCCGCCAGCGCCAAGCGCAAACAGAAAACGCTCTTCAGAGACAATCAATCCTTTGCAACTCGTTGGCGCATTGGTAATGGCAACGGCTTTGGTTGGCGTGGCAAAGTCTAACTGCCACTCGTATAACTTTCCGTCATAGTCTGAGCACGCCACAAGATATTGGCCCCAGTTGTCCATTGACCAAGTGGTGGCAGGCAGCACGCCGTTAACGCTTGAAGGGATGCGTGCAACACCATAGGCTTGTTCGCCGTAATCTTGATTGCCGTAACCGGTCGACCCTAAAGCGTCAGTGCGCCCTGCGCTAAAACTTGTTGGTGTAATGTCAGCCTGATCGCCATCGCCCTGGTAAGCGTAAAGTTTTGAAGCCGTTCCAACTGCGAGCCAAATATTTGCTGAGTTATCGCGCCAGGCGTACATACCACGAGGAACGCCTGAAGCCTGAGCGGTTGTCCATTTACGCCATCCGCCCATAGGGCGAAGCGTACCTTCAAACCAACGCACAAGGTTTGCGTCATACCAACGCCCTTGAGACTGATATTCAGTTCCGTTTCGGTAAATGCCTGGCGGTAATTTGATGGGGACAAGTGGCATGATTAGTTGCTCATGTAAAGGGCCATTTCATCGCGGCGGCGTTTGACCAGGCCCGGCAACTCTTTCCCTGCCGCTTTAGTCCACATCTTAAACGCAAGTGCAGCGCCCGTATAGTCACCGCGATTATGTCGCATCCTTAACGTTGATCGCTGAAGGTTGCCTAGTCCCACATTGAACGAAAATGATGTGAGTGCATCAATGCGAGGCTGAGTAAGACCAGCAGGACATAATCGTAGTACGCCAGCTTCAAAGCGGCGTAAGTCCTGTGTAAGTATCTCGTCAACTTCCGCCATAGATAACGTGCGATCCCAACCTGGTGGAATGGGTAAAGCTTTACGCTCTTCGATCTTGATGTTGATGTGCGATGGGTCAATGACATGGCCCACACCAACGGTCCAAAGCAACGCCGGACAACGATAAGGCCGCACGCGCACACCTTCGTGATGCTTGATCATTTGTAGGGCAAGCGGGCTGATCATTTCGCAAAGGCTCGTGACCCAAAGTGAAAGGCCACAATCGCGGCCCAAATCTGTTGCGTGTCGTCATCCCATAATTGGTCAAGCATCAAATCGAATGGCACGTTCGTTGTCCATGCGTACCAGAATCCTCCAATCTCAACAAATACCAAAAGCATGAACATGCCATAGGTCAAGACAGGACGCACTAACGCCCTGGCGTTCTTCACCCACTGGCTTGTTCCTTCGCCAATCGCAATGTCATGGGCGTACAACGCTTTCATCTCTTCGGCCTGCGTTTGCATCGCCACTTGCTCAGTGTGAATCTCCTCGATGCGTTGCTGCGCAAGCAAACCCATGGCGGCTAACTCGCGCTCACGCTCATTTTGCATACGGGCAAGTTCCAGCTCGTGCGCTTTGTCCTTGGAGTCCTGCCAAAGGTCAAGCAACTTAGGCACGCCACCGGCTAAGAATGACAAGAGCGTTGACAAAAGCGTCATCATGCTATTTCAGCTTAAACGCCAGGTTGATCAGCAAAAGAATACTGGTTCCTGCCGTGGTCATAAGGATCATCTCCAAACGCTTAAGCCTGGCATTGATCTGCGCATAACGTTCATCGCATACGGCTTCGTGAACCTCAATGCGCTTTAACGCTTCTGAATCACCGGATGTCATGATGCACCTTACTCAGTTTAATTCTGGCTTGCGCTTTGAGGACAGCTAGCTCGTGGGTTTTGTCATCCATTACGCTGCAACATCTTCTTTAGGACTCGGCACAGGCAGTTGAGGAACCGCTTGCTCTTTGATCTTCTCCACCAATGGTGCGATCTGAGCATAGGGCATATTGCCTAGTGCCGCCATGATTTGATTGACTTCATCAAGGGTGAGTTCTAGTTTGATTATTACGGGGTTCATGGGTTTCCTTTAGTAGGCTTCGCCAGCCGCAATAGCAGCATTGACAGCAGCGAGTTCGTAACCCGTCCACCAAGGCTTATCGCGCATGATCTTGAGGTGTTCGACGTTGCGGGAAACAGTGCCCTTCGCGTCGTCGTTCTTGGTGATGGTGCGGCCTTGGTAGCTGCCTGCCACATAGCCGTTGATGAGATCAACCGAGTCACCCATTGCTGAGAAGTGACGGTCAAGCTCTTCTTTTGCGGGGATTTCAATTACTTCAGTCATGATTAAGCTCCTTTGAGGGTTGCGATTTCAGCTTCGGCTGCTTGTAAGCGGGTGTTGAGTTGCTTGATGGCGTTGAGCATGTGCCAGAACACATTGTCGGAATCGACTGACAGCACGCCTGTTGACTCTTCCTTCACGCAGTCAGGGCAGACTTCTTGAAGTTCCTGAGCAATAACGCCGAGTTGGATACCGGTCTTTTGAATTGCGTCTTGCGGCTTGAGTTCAGCATCAACTTCTTCCGGCAAACGGTACTCAAAGTTGCGAACCCGAATCTGGCTGATCTTGTCTAAGCCTTCGTTGTTATCAACGATGTTTTTCTTCAGACGCCGGTCAGAAGTGGTTGACCACGAAGATGAGTTGTTGCCTTGGTAGACGCCGCCAGTATTTGGGTTGATAAACCCAGTGCTATCACCTTTGCCTGTTATTTGCGTACCACTCTGATTGCCAATAACGATTTGCCAACTACCTGATGCAGCCGATGCGGTAGCGTTTCCAATGCAAGTGTTCACTTGCCCCGTCGTGATTGTATTTCCCGCTTGATAGCCAACAGCGGTGTTTTGTGCGCCAGTGGTGACGGCGGCGAGTGTCTGATAACCAACAGCGGTGCTGTTTGCGCCGGTGGTGTTGTCGATAAGCGCTTGGTGACCGACAGCAGTGTTGTTGGAGGAGGTGGTGAGTCGGAGCGCTTCATGACCAACTGCGACGTTGTAATTGCCGCTGCTGTTGGCACGAAGTGAAGCGTTCCCGATAGCTACGTTATAAGAACCTGAGGTGTTTGAATGAAGCGCTGCCCATCCGTTATTACTATCCTCTGTGCCAAAAGCAACGTTATTGACGCCAGTGTTGTTATTACCTAATGCTGTACGTCCAACAGCGACATTCGCAGACGCCGTGTTATACCGTAAGGCAGCGTAACCAACGGCAACATTTGAATTACCTGTACTGTTGGTGGAAGCCGCTTGAAAACCAAGAGCGACGTTATAACCACCTGTAGTGTTGCCGGAAGCTGCTTGATAACCAACAGCGGTATTGCTTGGGCCAGTGGTGTTGTTGTAGAGGGCAGCGTATCCTACTGCATGATTAAATGTGCCGGTTGTGTTTGCTTGTCCAGCAAATGCGCCAACAAACAAACTATCACTAGCCTTGTTGTTTAACCCTGCTTGATAGCCAATCGCTACAAAGTATGAATTTGTTTGGTTTGCATTACCGGCTTGATAACCAACAGTGGTGTTTCCTGCGCCAGTGGTGTTGTTGTAGAGAGCAAATAAGCCGAGCGCAGCGTTATAGCTACCTGTCGTATTAAGTTGCATCGCAGCGCCACCAATAGCGACGTTCTGCGTACCCGAAGTGTTTGTGGTTAGCGCGACGGCACCGACAGCGGTGTTGCTGCCGTTTGTGTTGCTGCAAGGGCTTGATAACCGACCGCTGTGCTGTTGTTTGCGGTGGTGTTGTTGTAGAGGGCGCGATAACCGATGCCGGTATTGTTACTTCCGGTGGTGTTTGCAAACAAAGCCGTATCGCCAACTGCTACAGAATATCCTGCTGTTGTAGCGGTATATAAAGCATTCACACCAACAGCGGTGTTCTCTACGCCAGTCGTTAAAGCTTGCAATGCCATCCGGCCAACAGCGGTGTTTTGACCACCTGTTGCGTTTAGCAATGCTTGATAACCAACAGCGGTGCTGAAGCTTCCGGGATTGCCAGCGGCATTGTTGGCGTAAAGAGACTGATACCCAAAAGCGACGTTTTGAGTTCCGGAGGTGTTGGAATAAGCCGCCTGATAACCAACAGCGGTGTTGCCGGAAGCGGTGGTGTTGGAGTAAAGGGCTGAAACACCAATACCAACATTAGCGGCACCGGAAGAATTAAGGTACAGGGCATCTTTGCCAATGGCGGTGTTGCTTGAGCCAGTATTCGTATACAAAGCAGCAAAACCAATTGCGGTGTTGTAAACGCCCGTCTGAAGTGCGTTTAATGAGT